ATTGTTCTCCTGAAAAAAATCGAGGTCGAGGTTCTCACCTTTCGGTGTTGGCGGACAACTGGGTAGTTGCAGAACCCCGACCTCGATTCACCCAATGAAACGCCGCCAAGCGTTTAAAAAACTATATCACACGTACAAGTCTGGACGCATGTCCTTGCGTGTGACCAAGCCTTGTGTCGCCTTCTCAATCGCTATTGCAAGCTTAGGAGATGCCTTCCTCACCCCACTAAGTATTTGCCCAAGCCATGTAGGGGAGATGCCCAAATACTCAGCCATCTCAGCTTTAGCCCCCCTTGGCTCGTCTTTAAAATATTCCTCCAATGTCATTCTTTATTCCTTTTGTTATGACACCAACAAGAGTGAAGACTGATTGCAGTTGCGACCTGCGTGGAGTATCGGGATGAAAGCGTTAACTACAATTTACTGGCCAGACACTGCAGTTCAGAGCGCCCTTGACCGACTTCATGCCCACTCAGCCCCCACACTTCTTGGTGTTATTTTTATTGTAATCTAATAATTTGTTGTTGTCTAATCTAATTTCGTGTTATAGTTCGTCTGCGTTCGATTTGAACGTGTTATCTCGTTATTGGAGAATGTTATGGCTTTTTACGTTGAAGAATCTGGTGGAGCATTTGAATCATGTCCACCTGGTATGCACCTCGCACGGTGCTACCGAATCGTTGATCTAGGCACTCAGAAGTCTGAGTACATGGGTCAAGTCAAGTTCCTACACAAGATCATGCTTGGATGGGAAATCCACACCACCAAAGAGGATGGCACAACGCTCAAAATGCGTGATGGTCGTCCCTTTGCAATGTTCAAGAACTACACCCTATCGTGGAGCGAGAAAGCCAATCTAAGGCTTGATCTACAGTCATGGAGGGGTAAGCCATTCACCCAAGAGGAAATGCGTCGCTTTGACTTGGAAACAGTCCTTGGCGCTTGGTGCTTGCTGAACGTGATTGAGCGACCAGGCAAGGACGGCAAAACCTACGTCAACATTGACACCGTGACGCCAGTCCCATCCATGATGAAGAAGGCAGGTCTTCCTGAAGGCGTCAATAAGATCGAGATGTTCAACCTCGACAACCCCAACTGGGATATGTTTGAGACATTCAGCGACAACTTGAAGCAAAAAATCATTGCTTCCCCTGAGTTCAATAAAGCCAAGGGTGGCAACAACTCCACTTCATCTGTTGCAAGTATTGATGAAGATGTGGACTCGGATATTCCGTTTTAGAACTAAAGGATTAAATTAGGAGAGCAAAATGGATGAAAATAAATCATTAATCAGAATAATACTTGCGTTTATTTGCCTTGGAATTGTGTTTGTGCCGTCGTGCATGTTAGTCATGCCACAGTACAAAATCTATGAACAACGCAATGAAGGTGAGGCCGAGTTAGCCAGAGCCAACTACTCTAAGCAGACCGCCATCCAAGAGGCTCACGCCAAGATGGAATCAGCCAAGCTCCTTGCTGACGCTGAGGTGATCCGCGCTGAAGGTGTAGCCAAGGCCAACAAAATCATCGGTGACTCACTCAACAACAATGAGGCGTATTTGCGCTATTTGTACATTAACAATTTGGAGCACTCACAAAACCAAATCATCTATGTGCCCACAGAAGCTAACCTTCCTATTTTGGAGAGAAGAAAATGAAAGCATTTCCATATAACGACAAGACATTGAGTTTTCAACAAGGCATGGACTTGAGAGACTGGTTCGCTGGTCTTGCCATGCAATCAATGAATAGTCGTCCTGACTACGAAGATGCACCAATTGATGCTATTGCATTAGATGCATACGCATTAGCAGATGAAATGATGAAAGCGAGGAAACTATGACAACAATTATTGCAAGAGCTTCTGAAGGAACGCATTGGTACCGTGCAGAGGATGGAGCACCACAGTACACAGTTAAGGCAAAGAACGGCTCAGACCGCCCTACAACGCTTGGAGACGCTCGCAAGATGAACTTGGTGCCTTCGGTATCAACCATCTTGAAAGTCATCGCTAAGCCCGGTCTAGAGGTCTGGAAGAACGAGCAGATGCTGTTGGCAGCGCTCACCCTCCCACGAGTCCAAGGCGAGACCGAGCAAGCCTTCATTGCTCGCATCGTTGCCGACTCCAAAGAAACGGGAAAACGCGCAGCCGAACGGGGAACCCGTGTCCACGAATCCATTGAGAAGTGGTACGGTGGACGCAAGGATGTCGAGCACATTGACATCGCCAAGGCATTCGAGGAAAAGGTATTCGAGCACTTCGGTACTCACCCCTTCCAAGAATGGCTCACAGAGCGTTCTTTCTCCAACAACATGGGGTACGGTGGTAAGGTGGATTTGCATTGCATGCCAGACGAAACAGCCCCCTTGGGGATCGTTTTAGATGCGAAGACCAAGGAGTTTGGTGAGGACGACAAGATCGAGGGCTATGACGAACAGTGTATGCAACTCGCAGCCTACCGCTACGGACTCGGCATCCCCCATGCTCGCTGTGCGAATGTGTTTGCATCGGTTAGTTACCCTGGCCTCATTCGAATTGTCGAATGGTCAGAAGCCGACCTCAAACGTGGGTGGGAGATGTTCCAAACCCTTTTGCACTACTGGAAAATCAAAAATTCTTTTGGAGTTTAATATGGAGTTAAATGCTAAACAGGTCGGAGACGCCTTCAGAACGGTCATGCTTGAGGAGAATCATAACTTCCTAGAGGATGACCTCGTCTTGATGGCAAACGCGTTTGTACGCTTTGCTGAGCCCTTCATCAGGACTGATGAGCTAGAGAAGTGCGTGGAGATTGCAAGTGGTCTCAACACATTGGTGGGTCAGCGCTTAAAGCAAGTGCGCTACTACGAACTCAACGAGAAGTAAAAAAATCCCCCAGATGATGAGTCTGGGGGAAAATGGCTTCTGCAAAGAAGAGGTAAAAATGGTACTTGCGATATTTATTGTTTTAGCTTTATTACATTCATCAGTTTTTTGGCTTGTGTTTTTTATTATGAATGATCATTGAAGATTTCCCATAGGATCATATTGGTTAGTGTCTAACTTGTAATCTTCTGGATTTTTTTGTAGATGTCTAATTCGTTCACCAGCAGCGTTATACAGTTGAGAAGCACCAACTATTGGCAAAGCAAGTGGCGATGTAATTGCACCTGCAATACCGCCAAGACCAGAAGATATGGCTTCATCTGTTAGTCCTTGATGAAATTTATTGTATGCATCAACACCACCCGCACCTAGTGATGCTCCTCCAATTAAACCTCTAACAGGATAAGAAATAAGTTTTTTAGCATATTCATACAAAGGAGACACTGACTTTGCTTGTTCGGCCAACTTTGCTGCAGTTGCTGCTTCTTCTGCCTTTTGTGTTTCAGCCAAAAGATCGGCCGTTTCTTTAGCATTTTTTCTGTCAATCATGCGTTGAAAAAGATCAGGACTTTCTCCTGGTTTTCTGACTCCATACATTTTTGAAAGTCGACTTGTAATTTTTCCTTGACCTGCTCTTCTCTTGTATGCAGAAGCAACATCTTCTACTGTACCTTCTCCAACACCATAGCCAGTTTTAGCGCCCCACTTACCTCCTGGAGTTTCTCCAGTTAGTTCTGCGCTTTGAACAGGTTCACTAACAATAGGTTGAGTGGGCGCAATTACCTGAGCTTGTGGCTTATCAATTATCCCAGCCATTTGTAGGCCTTTTTTTGCCAAGTCATATTTGGCTTTAGCAATAGAAGCAACTGATCCAGCAGAGGCACCCAATGATGCACCAATTGCACCACCAACAATAGGAGAAACTGTTTGTGATGGTGCTGATTTAACTGTTTCTACAGATTTAACTGTTTCTGATGGAATTGTTTCTTTTGATTCTGACTGTGTTTCTGTGGTTTTGGGCTCAACAATGTTAGGTGTTCCACTTTCAAATTGTGCAATAGCATCAGCTAATTTTTCATGTGATTCTTTAGGAAAAGGCTCATCACTACTTTTAAGACCTAAATGATTCATTAAGTGAATTTTGTATCTGTCTCTAACATCATCAGGGTTGTCACCTTCAGGTGCATATTTATCTAAAAAAGAATCTGGCGTATTTAAACCATTTTGTATTTTGTGTTGTATGTCATTAATTAGCGCAGTTCTGCCAGCTTCGGGAGTTTCAAAGATAGCAAAACCTTTGTCACCAATACCAATTTGTCCTTCATAAGTTACGCCTTTGGGTGGGCGTAAGTTTCCAGGATTGTTATAGTCTTGTGCAATAGTTGCCATGTTAATCCCTTACAATTCTTTTTCCTTCTCTGTGAAATCCAAGTGGCAAACCATCATTAGATGAACGCGCACTTGATTTAGTAGAAGGTGTGGATGGCTGTGGTGGGCTATACCAGGGTGGTGTAGATTTTGTAGGATCATTTTTAGCAATTTCTGCATGTTGATCCGCATATTTTTTTTCTAAAGAAAGATATTGTGGATCAAGACGTAATTGACGTGCAGGTATACCAGCATTAATCATGTAACCATGTCGTTCTTGGGCATGCTTTTCAGAGTGCCCCATTAAATCAACTAAAGTTACCAATGCTTTTTGAGAATTGCCAATATTAGGAGATGCCATTGTTTGCATTGATGAAAATGCGTCAGTAGGATTCAATGATGAACCACGCATACTAATTTGATTTTCATTCAACATTTTTACAAGTTTTTGGAAATTATCTCTAGCTTCTGGACTCATACCTGATTGACGTGCATAAGTATCAATGTTTGCTAATAAATCTCCAAACTTTCCATCTGCTGCAGCGCGAGCAATAACTTCAATTGGATTGTTTCCACCAAAATAATTTAACAAACCTGCCATTTGCTCTTGGCCACTAACAACTTTCCCATTTGGATCTTTGATACTAGGTACACCTAAACCAAGTGCGGTTTCACGAATGTTTCTTAAAAGTGGCAAACGATCATAAGCAGATTTTGCTTGCTCTCGTGATTTTTCTTCTTCCGTGAGTCCTATTTCACGTTGTGTATCTGCATACTTGCGCACAGCTTCTTGTTTATCATAAGGGCTCATACCAACCCATGTTTGATCTTCAATTTGAGGTGGCTTGCTATCATTGATAATTTTTTCAGCTGCTTTTCGATCTTCTAATTTTACATCTGGTGCATAAATTGTGGCTAAGGCAGCCATACGTGGATCTTTTCCAGATGATTCCAATGCTTTGACTTGTGTACTTAATTCTGTTGATTTTGTGCCAGCTTGTGTACTAGCAACTTGTGCCGATTGCAAAAGCGCTTTAGCTTGTGGTGACTCAGGCGCAAGCCTTACAATTTTTGCAGTTGATTGCGAATTAACTCCTTCTTTTTGCAAAATTTCATCCGCAACTTTGCTTTGTGTTAATGCTAAGTTTTGTTGAGCCAACTGTGATCTCATGTTAGCAATAGTAGGTTGTATGGCACGTTGTTGCTCAACATTCTCTCCAAGCGCCTCTGAAGCAGATCCAAGAGAAGCCATGAAACCACCTAATTGTGGTTTAGCAAACCCTGCTGCTATCTTCCACCAATTTGGTTGTGCATAACGTTCTTCAAGAGATTTTATTAATTGTTCTCTTGATGCATTAACATCTTCGTAAGTTTTAGCTATGCGTGGGTCTTCAAATCCTGCTGGATTAATTTTAGATTGATCAGGTGCTTGAACATCGTACATCAAAGGTGTTTTTTCAGCCATGATTTATTCCTTATGCAAGAGGATTACCTTCAGAGTCAACTAATTGACCAGTGCTTGTAGTAAACATGTTATCTCCAACTTGCTTCCAACCACTTGTATCAACATTAGATGCACCCAATGGATTTCCATCAAATGGAGTTCCTCCAGACGGTGTCCCATTGATTAAATCGCTCAAATTAGACTTGCCTGTTAATTGAGTGAATAAGCTTTGACCACCACTAGAAGGTGTTTGCATTAATCCTGCTAAACCAGATCCAACTGTAGCCAATCCAGACAATGGAGAACCTTGTGCAATTGTAGTAGTGCTTGTAGGCACGTTGTATCCACGAAGTAAACCTGACAAGGTAGACAAGTTTGTCAATGGAAACAACTGTTGATTCTGAGCGATGGTCTGTTGTTGGCCACCAAGAGTAGACAATGCATTGACATCACCCAACCCAAGAGCTTGATTTTGAGCTGCGAGCGCTGACTGTTGAGCACCAAGATTTGTGAGGTTTTGTTGACCTGCAGAGGCCGCATTCGCAGCCGTGCTTCCCAACTGTCCTTGCAATTGATTCTGTTGCTCAGCAGTCGTCAAGGCGGTGTTGTAGCCAGTGTTCATCAACTGACCAATTTGTGTGTTCAAATCATTCAGTGCATTTGCGTTAACTTGACCCAATACTTGAGCACCACGTTGTGAACCATACTGACCTGTTCCCACGCCTGCAGCGGTCGCGTTCGGATCAAGGTTCTGTTGAATGTTCCTCATGCCTATGTTGCTCAATTGATTAGCAACTGAAGAGGCAAAAGGATTCATGTTCGCAGCGGCTTCTTGCGCTGGGTTCGCACCCGCCGCAGTTAGATAAGGATTAGCCGATGCCAACGGAGATGTTGAAGTACCTGCACTCGTAAGAGTAGTGCCAGCCGCCTGAAGGGTAGGCTGATAAGCACTCGCTGCGCCACTAACATCTTTAAAGGCTTGATTTTGTAAGTCAGTAGGGCCAACAAACTGAGCGCCAGTTGTGGGATTTACCGCTGCAGCGCCCTGAGAGGCAATATTGCTCAGATAGTTTGTGTAGTAATCTGGTGCGGTTGTATTTTGCGTTTGTGATGACTGTAAAAGGTTAGCCATGATATTGATTGCCTTTACTTAAATTTTCTTGTGCCATTGCCCTTAAGTCCCATTTCTATGTATTTTAATGGGGAAAAGGCTTTTGGGGGAATTTTGTTATCTGGAGCTGATCGCTTGTGTTTTCTTAGCTCTTCCCTCATAGTATCTAATAATTTTGCACCTAATTTATTATCCCCACCACCAAGTGCAGTTACAAATGCCGCAGGAAAAACATATTCACCATCTGCAATTTTGGCGGGTACTGGCTCAGATTTAGCCTCACCACCTTTTGCATAAGGAATACTTTTTCTTAAATTATCTAAAACTTGGGCGCCAGCTTTGCTTGATCCATCACCCAATGCTGCAACTACATCAGCATCAGCCACATGATCACCTTCGTGGAGCATCGCTGGGATATCATCGCTCTGACCCGTTCCTTTGCCACTGGCATAGTAACCCGTCAAACCAGTGATAAATTCGGGATTATGACCCTCTGGCATGGCTTCATGGTACTTCTTGGGTAACCCCCCTTTGGCAAGCAAAGAAGTGCTTGGAGCTTCTCTCCTGATGCCTTGCTTGAGGTAATGTAGAGGGCTTATCCTAGACTCTTGTTGAGTCACGGGCGCGGCTTGCAAAATCGTAGGGGCTACAGGCGCAATGTTCTTGTACTCTGTTTGTTTTACCAAATCTTGGAAAGTGCTACCACCGTCTGCCATCAACATTTGTTCAGCCACTGGGGGTTGTTCTGACTTGATCTCTTTATTGATTTCAGCCAATTGCTCAGCAGTAGGTTGGTCAGATTGTTCTTGCTGTTTTGCCACTTCAGGCGCTTTGATGCCTTCTTTGGCTAAAAGCTGTGCAAGCCCAGGGTCAAGGCTATCGTACAGTTGTTTTAACTTCTGTAGATGTGCTTGATCACCATAGACGGGCGCCCCTGCCAACATGGTAGCAACCATAGGCAATGATGTGTTGGATGAACCACCACCTGTAGTGGTTGTGGTTGTTTTTGTAGGTGTACTCAATGGAGATGAGCTAGGTGTGGAACTAGGAGTAGAAGTCGGTGTTGGTGTAGATGTAGGTGTAGATGTAGGTGTAGGAGTTCCCGAAGGCGTTCCTGAAGGTGTTCCTGATGGAGTGCCTGAAGGCGTACCAGAAGGAGTACCAGTGGGCACACCTGATGGAACACCAAAATTATTGTAATTTGGAGATACATTGGCAACAACTCCACTTGGACTTGTGCCATTAGTATTGGCTATCGCGCCTACTGGCGAACCTCCCAAGGGAAATGGCCCAGATATATTGCTTGGAACTTTAGATGTGCTATTTGGCCCTGTTTGTGTTGCCAATGGGCTCACAAGATCAGGATTAACGTCATTTGAGGTTGGTTTATTATCAACTAAGGGTGAGTTGACTTTTGAGTTGACATCATTTTTGGTGTTATCCGTTACACCCGCATTGACTAAAGGAGACTCAGTTGTTGTGTCAGTTTTTGATGTACTGTCTTTTGCCTCTGGAGGTATGTCCAATGGCTTGATGTTGTCAAATTGCTGTGATTGATCGTTGAATGTAGGTGGTTGCGCACTTTGCGCAATAGTCCAATTACCCGTTTGGTTGTTATATTGCTGATACACATACATGGTCTTGCCTGAAACAGGCTCATACATGATTGTGTATCCTGTAGACTGACCATCTGCATTTGTGAACGAAACAGGCTTTTGGACACTGAATACTGTTTCACCAGTATCAGGATCATTTTCACTTTTAACGTAAGTTCCGCCACTCAAATCAGTGCCTTCAGGAACTCCATTAGTATCTATTGCATTATTGATTGCATTGGTTGCGTTGGTAACCAAAGGATTACCAACATCTAACTTGTCTAATGGTATGTATGAAGGTGCATTGGTTCCTCCACTATTTACATTAGCAGATGTCCCAACGCCTGATGAGCCCAAGGTTGCAGGTGGAACTATTGGCATACCGTTTGGATATCCACCAACGGTTCCCAAATCTAGCATGGTATTCACCATTGATCCACCGCCACCACCGCCCAATGTAGCGTTCACAAACATGGTGGCTTCAGCATCTGACTTGCCTTGACTAATTGCGTAGTCATAGTATTTTTGTGCCTTGTCAACGTATTGAGTCATGTCACTCGCAGCTTGCGTAACATCACCACCATTGTTGGCTGTATCAATAACTTTTTGCGCAGATGATGCAATTGTTGGGTTGTTGCTCTTTGCCAATGACATCGCTGCGGACATCATTCCATTCATGTCATTCTTGGATATTGCAAGAGCAAGACTTGCACCTGTGAGTGCATTCGCAACCAATGGGTCAGTATTGATCCCCAAAGCTTTAGATACCGTACTAGCAAGAGCCAATGGATTATTTGTTTTAATAGCATTGGCTATGGTTAGACCAGTCTGTGCATTCTTTAATAAATCAACAGTTCCTTGATCTAAAGGAGATTTATCTGTTACAGGCCCAGTTCCATTCAATGATAGGGCGGTGTTAACTCCACCCAAAAGAGCACCCAATGGATTGTTGTTGTTGATAGCATTGACAGTGTTAGCACCAGAAAGCACAGTTCCCAACAATGGAAGCTCTGGGGCTAGGATAGCTGAGGCTGGGCCAAGCACAGGCGATAAAGCAGAAATACCTGATGCCACTTGATTTACAAATCCACCCTTGTTTCCACCCGTGTAGTCAACTTGTGTACTGTAGTCGGTAACAGGATTTAATGTCCCATCAGAACTAAGAGTTGTATATGTGTGAATGATTCCACCAGCAGAGCCAACTTGAACGTCATAGACGCCATTCCCCATATCAATAGGAGTGCCAGGCAATATGTTGCCGTTGGCATCTTGAAGGCCATACGTTGGAGCGCCTGATTCATCTGCTCCAGTTTGAACAACTTTTGTATTTCCATATTGAAGCGCGTTGTATGTTGTGTTGAAGTTATTACTTGTGTCTGATGCGGTCGATGGTGCCTTATCACCCGAATAAGCCTTGACTTGTGAGCCTGTAGGATCAGCTATGTTGTACTGATTCTGTACGTAAGCAGGGTTTATATTCAATGCCGTGGCCAACTGCGTGGGCGTCACACCCTTTGCATCTAGCTCTTTTGCAACGTCAGCATAAGTTCCACCACTATTCAAGATAGCATTCGCATCAGCCGCTATCTCTGTATTGGTATATGTTGGCTTTATATTTCCTTGGACAATTGATGCCAATGGATTATTTGGAGTTGTTGCCATCCCAGCGATTACAGAGGCAACTGCGTTTGGATCTGCATTTGTTTTTTGTTCAGCCAACGCAACATTGACACCAGGGTTTGAGGTCAAATAGTTTTGTATTTGATCTGGTGTGTACTGTGTATAAGTTGGTGTTGCCAGTGGTGATGAAGTCGGTGTAGGCGTTGGGACTGGAGTAGGCGCAGGAACGGGAGTTGGAGTAGGAGTTGGAGTGGGCGCAGTCAACTGCTGATATGCAGTGTTGACGTTGTCAGCCGAAGTGCCATAGTGAGTAGCCAAGGCTTGTGCCAAGTCAGGTGTCAGTCCACCATAGGCTTGCACCGCAGCCGCCGCATCCGCCTGTGTAGCGTTCGGGTTAGCTGCGAACCAACTATTAACTAAACCTGTATCATCTGCCATTACGCCACCGCATTTGTTGAACTAGCCGTCCCTATGATTGTCATTGTCCCAACCATATGAAAAGCCCAATCTTGCCACGTCTCAAATCCCCTTGTATCCGCAATGCCTGATGCCATGAAGTAACCAATGCCTGCTACCGCATCACCCCATTCTCTCCATCTTTCTTCAGGTAGTGTCCCCAACTGATTAGGCGCAAACAACTCCGCCATCAGCGCACACCATTGATCCCATGTCATCCCTCTTGGGTCGTAGACGGTCATGGGTTACCCGTTCCGCGTACATCACCTGTCTCAACGCTGAGAACGATCTTACCCATTTGGTAATTACCGTTAAAAGTATTTGATTCAAACCTTAATCTCATCTCACGACGTTGCTCACGCATGTCAATTTTAAGAGTTGTTGGGTCAAATGTATATGGAACTGATGGACGATCAATGTCATCGGCATAACCCTTACCAGTCACAATCACATCCATGCCACCAACTTGTACAAAGTCAGGCTCTATGCGTTCGCAGCGTGTCCAGTTATTCTCACCAGGCTGTTGAGTCGATCCTACATACCCCAATAGATTGCCCAAAACAGGGGTCTCAAAAGCCGAATAAATTGCATCATTGTTGGTCAAATAGACTTGATTCGTACCTGTCTCGTGTTGCCAAATGATGCTTGAATTGGCAATCATGGTAGTAGATGAAACAGTGGTGCTTGAAGGGTTATTGACAGTGTAAGTCCCTGTTCCACCTGATCCTGATCCCAAAGCGGTAATTACCATTTGATCAGGTATGCCTGAACCTGTCAGCACTTGACCTATGGTAACAACTCCAAGATTGACTTGTGTCACAGTCAATGTAGTGCCAGACACTGATCCAACAATAGACAGCGTGGTTGCTGTATCTGTTCCACCCCAAATAGGTTTGGGAAACACTTCGGTAAACCACCCTGCGGAGCGACGTGCCCCTGGTGCTGAACCAGCGTCATACCAAATCTTATCTTTTATATTGTAAATAATTGCATCTGTACATTCAGTCGCATCACCACGTGGATAGAACCACCAAATCTCATTAAACCGTGGAACTTTCGTTACCCAAACCTTTTGACGCTGTGAATAATTCACATTATCGTAGAACCAATTCAGATTCATTGAATTTGGAACTTCGGCAACAACTCCGTTGTACATCAAGAAACGATCAATCCCTGCCCAGTAAAAGATGCCATCATATTCAATCACGGAACTTGAAGACATGATTGAGGTTTGTTGAGAGATTAAGTCATAACGCCAATAGAACGTGCTAGAAGTGGTTCCTGAAGTCACTGTAGTTGGTGTATAGGAAACACGTATAACGCTGTCTAAAGACCAAAATAGACCCGATGGTGAGGTAGTACCACCACGCAGAGGAAGACCCTTGACGATCTTTGTAGAGGACACGTTGTTGGCATTTGAGTCAGCGCTTGTCCAGTTGTTAAAGTCGCCTGCAGCGCAGTTCTGTATCAGTCCATTATTTCCATACACAAAGAGGTAAGGAAATAACATCACAACTCCACCCGACACAGAGATATTGTTGTCGAATGTCAATGTCTGCGCTCCGCTTGTGGTTGCGCTATTGTTTAAAAAAGCTGTCCACAAATTAGAGGTGATTGACGCCAAAGCACTGATAGATCCTTGAAAACCTGTGCCTGATCCTATACCACCACCAGATAGGGTGAATGTATCTTGGTACAAGTAATTTGACCCACCAAGGGTAACCGTTACCGAAGTGATCGCACCGCCCGTGACAACAACAGTGGCTTGTGCGCCTGAACCAATTTGTCCACCAACAATGGATACACCTGTGTGTGTCCCTGTTGTATATCCTGTGCCTTGCGTATTGATAGTGACCTGACCAACAGGGCCATATCCTTGAAGACTAGATGAGACAACCGTGGTGTTGGAGGGTATGCCAGTGCCTGAGACTGAAACCCCTGCGCCAATCGCCACAATCGTGCTTGCAAACGTCACAAGACTAGAGCCTGATGTCAGTGTACCCGTAGCAGTAAAAACGCCTACAGGGGCTAATGACGTGCCTGTGAACTGACCATACAAGGGTCGAGTGTTTGTGGTGCTTGTGATGTACTGGAGATTCTGACCAGGGTGTGCAATCAACTGAAGATTTCCACCACCCGAAGAGTCATACCCAATGTCAAATTGCCATAAGTTGTTGGCATTTGGCATAAACGTAGAGGGCATGGAAAAAGGATTTGGCCCAGTCCCAATTGCTGTGACGTTGTTGGTAATCCATTGCTGAACCCCTGCGCTATAACCAGAGATAATGTAATTCAGCCCATTTGATGCGCTCATGATCAAACCACGAGACAATCCAAATGAGTTCAAAAATGCGCCCGTGTATCCGCCAATCTTTCTTGGCAAACCACGTTGGAATCGAACCCACTGACCATCAACATAGGATGCAGACGCAAATACAGTACCATCCCTTTGAATGCCTGGTGGGACTGTAAGGGATACAACCTTAGCGGTCAAAATGAACCCCCACTAATACCATTAGCAACATAAAGTCCTGATGGGCCAAGTGTCGCGGCTTGTGTTCCATTTGATGCAAATCCAATCGTGTTGGAGCTTGGTACGTAAAGACCAGTCGTTAAATTACTCAAGAAGTTCAACGATGGATTAGATGCCGATCCCACTTGAAGCGTTAAATTGTTTGCGCTATTGGTTACAGTCGAGATCGCAGTAACGTTTGTGCCATCACAAATTAATCCTACAGTTGTTCCAGATGGAACTGCTACTGTAGCGCCCCCACCAACACTTGTCTTAAATGTTAGTGTAAAAGCACCCGATGTGCTGTTAGTGATAATGTAAAACTGAACAGTCGGAGGAACAATAACATTTGTGTTTTGACCCAATGTTCCAGTGTAGTTCTGTAAAGTATAGGATGCTTGCGTACTCGTCAAAGTAATTGTTGCACCTGCACCTGTAACCGAAATCTGTTCTTGTGTGAAAAAGAATACTGAACTTTGACCATAACCCCAAGACGTATATCCTGTTGAGCCATTAGAGATCAAATACAAAGATTCTCCAACTTGGAGTTGGAATGAGCTTGTACCGCCATCAATGACATCTGCGCCTTGGCAAGCAATTGTCAATATACCTGTTCCGTTGTTCTTGACAATGGTGTACCAACTTGCTGTTGCGCTTGTTGATGTCGGTAAAGTAATGGTGCCAACTCCACCAGTCCATGATGAAATTTGGGACTGAGCACTGTTTGGTAAAGTGATGTTACTGTAATAGCTCACAATCGGTGTGATTGTGTTGAGCGTTGTATTTGTCGCGCTTATTCCATAACCTGCCAAGCTTGATGCGTTAGCTGATGATGTACTAGCGCCAAACTGTAAAACCGACCAAGAACCATTTGTAGTGGTGTTGTTGGTCAAGTAAATGTAGTAAGAGATTCCTGAATTGATGGTGATCAGGCTAGTCGTGGTGTCATTTTCATAGACCGTAAAAGGATTGGTTGCTATGTTTTTAATTAAAAATGACTGCCCTGTAGAGACTTGAGTCGCAGTGGGCAAAATCAACTTTAGGCCAGTCGTTGTGGCTGTCACTTCAATAATGTTGGCAACAACTCCACTTGTGTTTCCGTTGACTGGCCACTGAAGCGTGGTGTTAGCACTGATTGTGAGGCTCTCATAACCAACCTGAGATGGGCTGATCGTGGAACCTGTATAGGGGTTTACATAGTAGGTCATGATTAACTATCCACTGCAACAGATTGGCGATCTCCAACTCTAGATACATCCTCAGCTTTCAGGGCTTGAATAGCTTCCTGATATTTCTGCTCGAAGATCTGACGTTGGTCATTTTTAAGGAAAGGCATGGCTTGCAACAACGTGCCAAAAAGCATGGCATTGGGTGCATTCTGTGTCAGCCAATTGGTCTGATTGGTAGAACTCAAAGGCTGAATGCGCTCATAGTAAAGCACCTCAAAGTTATACGATTGATCTGGAGTTGGCGCTATGTACCAAAAATCCCAACTTGTATCCGAATAAAACAAAGGTGCAGATGTCTGCGTGTTGACTGGCCAATAGTTGGTCAAATACTCGTACTTACGAAGCAAGATAGGGTTACGGTTACCACTGCTGTCCGTGTAGTTCATAGAGACGGTTTTACGCCATCTGGAGGGCTTTTGGATGACTGGGTTACCTGCGGTCATTGTCGCCTCAACAATCTGCAACTGACCCAAAGTCTTGATCTGCTGAGCTATCTCAAACTCAGCCAAAGTAATGAACGTAGGAATTGCATTAATTGTTGCGGTATCTGACCTCTCCAAATACTGTGGAACGATGGCAATCAAGTTGTCATAGGTCAAAACCCATGAGTTAGGATTGGCTGGCGTAGCAACAAGTGTGGTGGTCATGATTTCCCCATTTTTAGTCTATTTTCCCACTAGGCAGTCAAAACAGCAAGTGCATTTTGGGTTTGAGCTATTCTATCTTGGAGTCCTATTAATCCACCATTTACACGTTTACAAAGTTGCTCTTGATTATCTATTAAAGATCCGCAATGATGGGTCTGCCAGAACCACCCAGCGCTCATCGCAGCGAATGTTGGAGTTGCCACCAAGTCAGGATTCATCACAAAATCCTGACCCACCGCTTGGCCACAGTGCCAGTAGTTGTCATGCCCGGTGAGTTGAACAAGCCCTCTTCCCCTAAAGCGGTACCCATCCCCAGAGGCTTCGTCACGGTTTCCCATGCGATTGGCGTAAATCCTATTGGCAATGCGCTGTGGATTATGGGCGTAAGATTGAATTTCTTCGGGTTTGAACTTGTGACCGAACAAAGCTTGAAGGGTCTCTGCTCGATAGTTAAGATTTTCTTCCAAGACTCGGAAATGGTTGCTCTCAT